TGAATACTCTTGGTTTTTCAATGAAGCAGCTTGAAGATCAGAACGAAGCTGGTGTACATAGTACTCACTACGGGCTACCACAGCATCCTGATACCTTACAGGTAGAGCAGGTTCATCTGTTGATGCACTTAAATCAGAATGTGTTGCCCAGTATTCATAGTAAAAAGTATATTCCTTATCGGGGATAGGAGTCAATCCAATTTTATCATCTTGAGTGAGATAAAAGTAATCTGGTTTAGCCCTATTATCTGTTGTAGTAGGATCAAGATCACGTTCACGAAACTGATTAGTGAATTGAGTGTAAGGGATATAGGGGATTACTTTAACATCTTCCCCTGCTTCGATGAGGTAAGCAGTATCTACATCTACAGATTTATAACCTACTTCAAGAGCATACTCTGCTGTCCCTGCTACAGTTGTTACTGTCCCGTCTGTATGCAGAAAGGGCCATTCAAGTTCTGCTGTATAGATATCATTAATACTACGATTAATAAATTCCTTCACAGCAGTTTGAATACCTTTACTGTTTGCAAAATTAGCAGCAGTTAACTCTACCTCATTTAAAGCATGTAGTACCCTATTGCTTAATGCTAAATAATCCATTATAGTTTAGAACCCTTTGTCTTTGTAGAAATATATGTGGAAGATTCTCCTCCAGATATAACACACGTTATATTTTTTTCCATATTGTAGAAAGCAAGAGTCCAACCACCTGTTTCAGAATTTTCGTATAGGAAAGTAAGTTGCTGAGTTTTGTCAGGTTTACTAGTAATTCCTACCCATACTTTTTTTTCTTTAAAAGTTGATAGAATATATTCATCCATTTTATCAGGAGGTGCACAAGGCGCAGAAGCAGCATAAGAAGCAGAAGCAACTACGCATAATAGAATACTTAATATAAGTGTTTTAAACATTGTAATTCCTTTCTAATCCTTTTTGTTCATACTTACCATTTTACTTTGTTTGCCCAGTAAGCCGCACTCATTTTTCCTTTGTCAATATTCTTTCCGTGCCTAGCTTTAAATGATTTACGTCTGGCTTTTTCTTTTGGTGTAGAAGGACTTTTACCTGCTCCACTTACACCTTGTTGTCCAAAGCGAATAGTCTTAATCTTATCCCCAACTTTAGCTACAACAACATGAGACTTCTTAGGATGCTTGGGAGTTCTCTTAGGTTTATTAAAACCAGATACTCCTGCTCTTGTAAGTCTTGAATCTTTTTTAGTAGGCACTGATATCTCCGTTATTTTTCTTTACCGAATACGGAACCTGTAAGTAATGCTCCGAAAGCTAAATGAAATAAGCCACCTCCCATAAGGGTAAAAGGATTGTGTTGTCCTGTCATCTTCTTCATTAACTCTAACTGTACTAGTGGGTCTTGGATTGTTGCTAGGTATGTAACGAAAGAAGATAGGTCTGGTCTATTTAGTCCGAACCAGACAGGGACCACGACGAAATCATATACACAGATTCCTAGATATACGATGAGTGCAGTCCATCTCCATGCCATCCATCCATACCCTATATCTTCTTATGCTGTATATTGATATTCGTCAAGACGAGGAGTATAGGAACTACTTTCCATTTTACCTTTATACCCGAAATCATTTTGAGGCATCAAGGGTTTCTTATTACAACCACATGTACAGTTTTCACAATTACAATCGTCAGGACAGTTCTCACAGTCACAGTTTTTGCAAGTCATATTACTTTCCCCAAAGTTTCTTTAAATAGTTTTGAACGAGTGTATTATTCAAGAGTAACTCGTTATATACTTCTGCTGTAGCAGTATCTTCTTTCATCAGTTTAGTAAGTGTCATCGCTGATTCCTGTAGATGCTTTAATATAAAGAACTGCTCGTATGATACATTTGATGAAAACCATCCTATGATATTTTCTCTTACGCCCTTAGTAACCTTATTCACCTTATGCGGAAAGATAATTGGAAATACAGCCGCTTGTCCTGCTTGTAACTTAGTACCTATTTCTCCTGCTTCTGTCTTTACTACAAACTCTCCGCCTTCATAATCATCATTCAAGTTAATTGAGAACCCATAGTCATAGAAAACATTGTTAGACTTTGGTGATGCTTTGAACGAGTCTATATGATAATCGTAAAAGTCTCCTTCAACATACCTATTGTAAAAATTAACTGATATCCTATTAGGACAGTAGACTGAATCTATGTAAGAGTTATTATACAGAAGATCGATTAAGTATTTTCTAACTCTTTCAGGAACGATAGTTTCTTTATTCTGTTTGATATCATAGAGTTTACTGATAGCTTGTGTTTTCTTTCCATCTACGAATTTCTTATTCGTAAGTTGGTTTTGTAAGTAGACTGTATCTTCTTCGTCTAGTAGCTTTAAGAACATTTGTTACCTCACAATTTGAACAAAGCAAAGAGGGTAGCGTAGGGTTTTTGAAAGGAACCCTACAAAACCTTTACTCAAGTACTACGTACCCGTCGTCACCGTAGCGGATTCAACAGGGTTCTTAGATACATCAACCAGTACGACATGCGCTCGAAAACGCCATACAGCCGAATGGCTTGATCCACCATCAATAACAAGCAGATCAATCGTATCAGCAGCAGTAAGTAGTACTGGATTAGCACCAGTAGCACCAGCCGCTGCACTTAGAAATGGCGTGATTACAGCCGTTGAGGCTCCACCATCAATGAGACAATCGACATCTCCACCAGTAAAGCCAAGATCAAAAGTGATCTGACCATTACCAGATGCTTCAAGAGTTTCGATACACCCACCGACAATCATAGTATCAGCAGGTAGATCCATAAGTTGTACGATATCACCTTGAGACAGATCAGTATTATCCAATGCATCATAAACAGGTGAAGTCATAACATAGGCTTTAGCGACACCAGAGGGATGACCCGAAGTACCGCCGCCTGCATGCGTAGCATTAAAAGTAGCCATAATTTAGTCCTCCCTTACGTGTTCAAATCAACGACGCCCTGAAGGACGCCCTTGTAGCCACTACCGGAACCACGAAGAACCTTACGGCCAAAGACGTGAAGACCACGTACAATGTCAGCGAAGCTATCGGGGTCACGGATGACCTCAGTTTTTGCAATGTGCGAAGCGGTGCAGACTGCACTCATATGACCAGCAAGACAAGTAGTCTCACCACTGGTCCCAGATGGGCCAAACGTGTTCGTAGCAGCCGAACCAACAGAGCCGGTCTGGATGACGTTAGTTTGGTACAACGTGAAGCCATGAATTTTACGAGCCGTGACAGCACCATTCATCAAAGCTGACATGTTCTCACCAGTAACACTGGCGTCCATCAACTTAGCATCGGCCTGTTTCAGAATCTCGTAGAACCCAGAGTTGGCAACAAACCACCGGTTCTCTTGCGGTACATCGTTCGCATCAAGCTGTTGAGCCATACGAGCGAGATAGTTGGCGCATTCATTACCTGTATTACAGGAAATAGCAGCACCAGCCGCACCAGTATCAGTGGTCGCAGTGCCTTGAACAGCACTGTCGTTAATCTCTTTTAGAATGTTATAATCAAAAGCCTTCTTCAACGAGTACGCACCCGAAGAAGTTGCTAGTGATTCCCAGTTAACATGGCTCTGACGTTCTTCAATATCGTCAACCTTAAAAGCAAAGTAATTGCCCTGATCAACTGTCAGAGTAATTTCAGTGTCAGTGAGGTCTTGAGTATTAACGACAGCACCACGGGTATACGAAGATACAGAAACCGTTGGTTCCTTAATAATCTTCACAGTATCGCCATAGTTCTCAATTTCTCCCGCATAGTCGGTATTTGTAATTGCTTCAGCAACCGATGCCCTACGGAAGAATTTAAGTACTTTTTGGCTGTAAATTGACGGATTCCATTTACCGTTAGGTAAATTATCATAACCCGCCGCAGTTCCTACAGACATATTATGTCTCCTTTTTAGGTTAAATTATTCTTCCTTGTTTTGAAGCCAAATCAAGTTCTTTCTCTAATGCTTCGAACTCATGAGGCTTCAACTTAGAGATTTCAGAGCTAGTCCAAATCCTTTTGTTGTCAGAAACTTGATTGGCAGCAGTAGTACGTGTTTTTGTAACTGCTGCTGCTGCATCTTGTTTCTTACTAAATCTAGGTTTACTCTGCGAGTGACCAGTTTCCAATTTGTACAAGTCGATTACACGAGAAGCCCAATCTACATCACTTTTATTTTTGTAAAGACCATCAGAAATATTTTCTGGTTGTACAGACAGCCAGTCTGTGAACTCTTGAGTTTCTTTAAGTTCCACAAAATCTGGATGTTGAATTAGCAATTGTTGTTCTGAAACCTGTTCTCTAGCCCTCAACTCATTCTCATTTAGATGCTCAATATGTTTTTCAAGCTCTATAACGCGAGAATTAGTTTCAAGATGTGAGACAGATTGCATTACACTAAAGATTTCAGGATATTCTGTCCTGAATGATTCCAGTTCTTCGGCTGTTTTAGGAAGTTCATTAGGAATGCGACTTTGCGCTTCAAATTGTGCTTCCTTTAATTCCGTATCCTGTTTCCATTCATTCTGTTTGGTGTCATGATACCGCTTTAAATCGCTGTACCTTTTCTTCCAATCATGTTCCTGTTCTCTATTTTCGATAAGTCCAGAAGTGTTCTTGCTGGCTCCACGTACTTCGCCAAGATCAAGAGATTCCGTATCATCATCAATTGCTAAATTCTTACGATAAGCGTTTTGATATGGGGTAGCTTCGTTGTATTCTTCTTCTTCAATTAAAGTTGTTTCACTCATTTTATACCTCTATACGGGGCCAATTATAAACTGGGTAGCCGCTCTTAGGTGTTACTTGTCAGAGCCGATTAATCGGGTGGCTGACCTTCTTGTCAAGCAGATACGAATCCGCCTTCTTTCTTATTAAGTTTACTGGTAAAGCTGAAATTTTCTTGAGTTATAACATTTACATTAAGACCTTCTTTAGGGTCTTCAATCATATCTTTAAGAAAATAAAGACGAGCCTTTTCAAGATCATTTGGAAATTTTATAAAGGACTCTGTAGCCTTATTCCATAATTCATGTTGATCTAAACCAGTTTGTTGTGTAAGTTCATGTGTTGTTTTTTCATCCATTAATTCTGGAAAAATACGACCATACGGACGTGGATAATCTTGTGTTGTTGTATCCTCTCCATTTTCAGTAATACTAGGTTTACTTACAAAAGAGTTTTCTTCTGCTTTTTTTAAGATAGGAGCAGCAGGAGCAGGAGCAACTTCTTTGGAAATTGGTGGGACAGTCGTGCTAGGTGTAGCTTGTTTTGTTGAATCCAGAAAAACATGATCAAGAAGGCGTTTTGTTTGTCGCATATTCTGTGACCATGGAGGAGGATTATTAGGAG